AGCAGCAATTAGTGCGGCAGCTACAGATGCAACTACTAAAGCAAATGCAGCTGAATCAAATGCTAATACATATGCTGATACTAAAAAGTCTGAAGCAATTACAGCTTCATACAGCTACACAGATACAGCAGAAGCAGATGCAATTAGTACAGCAGCAGCTGACGCAACAGCTAAAGCAGACGCGGCACTAGCGGCAGCAAAAACATATGCTGACAATGGTGATGCAGATACTACATATACAGCAGGAAATGGTTTATCACTAACTGGTACAACATTTGCAATGAGTGGTGCATACACAGGTAGCTTTACAGCAACTGGTGATATTACAGCTTACTCAGACGATACTCTAAAAACAAACGTACAAGTAATTGACGGTGCTTTAGGTAAAGTTAATGCAGTACGTGGTGTTACTTTTGATCGTATCTCAGACGGATCAACTTCAACAGGTGTTATCGCCCAGGAACTTAAAGCAGTACTTCCTGAAGCAGTACACACAGATGCAGAAGGTGTTCATTCAGTAGCATACGGAAACATTACAGGTCTACTAATTGAAGCAGTTAAAGAATTATCAGCTCAAGTAGAAGAACTAAAAAAGAAGTAATTAAAATTTAAATTACAAAACTAAAGCAGGGCTTTATGCCCTGCTTTTTTTATGGCTAAATATTATAAGCATAATAGATAAATACTACTAAGTTACAGTAAGGAACACACATAAATGTCATTTAGAAGAATACAAACGTCAAACATTGATTTCAGTGATGCATCGTTTTCTGATCCTATATTAGTTTTAGGTAAAGATAATACTGGCGTATCTGATATTGGATTTTTAGGAAAGATAGGCGTTAATAATTATGCAGGTTTTGTTAGAGATGCAGAAACACAAACATTTCATGTTATTGATGGATATATAGGATCCCCAGAAAGTAACCAAGTAGAAGCAGCACAAATTACAGCAAAAGGAAATATGTCAGTAGGTACACTTACGGCAGATACAATTGTTGCAGGTAATTTACCAACACAATATACAGATGCAGATGCGAGAGCAGCTATTTCAGCAACTGGTAGTTTATCTTATGATAGTTCAACTGGTGTTATTAGTTTTACTGATACAGACTCATCATATGCTACTAAAGTTGGTTATAATTTAGCAGACGAAACAGATACAGCATCAATTGTTTTAGATGCAGGAGATGAAAATACACCAGCAACATTCCGTGGTGATATTATTAACGATAACGGTACAGTTATTGTAGATGTGTCAAGCACAAGTGCTACATTTACTGGCGGACTAATGGGTAACATCTATGGTGATGTTTACGATATAACTGGTGCAAATAAAATTTTAGAAAGCGGAACTAGTAATTTAGATTCTGCCTTAACAGTTGATTCAGCAACCACTACAACATTAAATGCAGGCACTACTAATATTAGTGGTATTGCTACATTTACTGGAGGTAGTGTAGATTTTACTGGAACAAATACATTAGGTAATTGGAACGGTGCTGTTTATGATAGAACTGGTAGCACACTTATTATTGAAGATGATGCAATACCAAGTCCTATTGTTCACGCTGACTTACAAGGTGATGTAACTGGTAATGTTACAGGTAATGTTACAGGAAATATTATAAATCCAAATACTGGCTCAACAGTATTAAATGCTTCTCAACCTCAATACACACTAACAGGTAACGTAGCAGGAGAATTATATGGAGATGTAATTTCACCTACTCAAAATACACCAATTATTACTACAGGTCCAGTAAGAGACCTATTAACAATTCATGATGCTGAAATTGATTTAATAAAAGCACCATCATCACAAGGTGGAGCAACAGTAATTGATACAACAGGCTACTACACATTGCAAGGACAAAACATAGCAATAACAGGAAACTTGTTTGGTGACATTGCTGACAGAGTAGCGAATTATCCTGTTTTAACAGTAGGTACAGGAAATAACGATTCTCAATTAGTTGTACACGAAGCAATAGTAGACGAGTTAACTGTTAGTGATACAATTGATGTTACAAATGCAACAATAACTGGATTAGATATAAGCGATTTAACAGATGCTAACAATGTAATACAGACAAGTGACTTGTCAAATTATTCAACAACAGCAGCATCTAATTTATTTGCACAACAACAAGATTTAATAACTAAAACAGCAGCCGTAAATACAGCAAATTCTTATACAGATGGACAAATAACTACTGTTACGGCTAACTTACAAACTTATGCAAACTCTCCTACAACGTGGGTAGCACCTAAAGGCTCAGAAGCGAACAGGCCAGCTAATCCTGTTGAAGGACAGTTCTACTTTAATACTGATACTAAAATATTTGAAGGATATGATGGAACCAATTGGGTACAACTAGTACCGTCTACATTACAAATAACACCTTAATATCAAAATTAAAGAAAATATAATATACTAGTATATGTTATGAGACATATAGATAAATAGTTAAGCAAGCAATATGCTTGTGATTAACGTTAATTACAAGGCAAGGAGTCACTACAATGGCATTACCAGCAACCGGTTCAACAATAAGCATGGGTCAAGTACGTAACTACTTTGGATTAAGTGGAACAGTTTCCCTAAGTCAATTAGGAAATTATATTTCACCATCAGTGACGACAAATATTAGTCTATCGGCTACATTTGGCGGATGGCAAAACCCTAATCCAACTGGTTCACACCCATAATAAATAATATTATAAGTAGTGTTGTTATTACTTGACAACACTACTTTTTTACAGTAAAATATAAAGAATTATATTTAAAGTATGAATGTAAACTCAACACAGGAGAAAACAATGAGTATTAGAACGCGATTTGAAATCGAAACGTTTGTGCTTGGAGCACACCCAACACCAGCAAGAAAAGCACAAGTATTGATGACTGAGCTATTACAAGCAAGAGAATCATCACATCCAGATTTACCAGTATTAGAAGCAATACATGCAGATTTTAGTAAAGAACATGACATTGAAGCATTGTTAGCAAATATTGAAGAAACAGAAGAAGAATATTGGGTAAACCGTTTAGCGAAGCTAGCGGCAATTGATATTTTAACTATTGGTAAGGTACAACCAGAACACATGAATTACATGGTAGCTTTAGATGATGAAGCTTTTGGTGCATGTGTTAAATCAGCAACAGCGATTGCTAAATCATTAAACAATGAAGTAATGCAAGTAGAAGCAGAACTTCAAACAGAATTAGCTTCTGACTAATAATTAATGGTTAGTGTACCAAATTATTTTCACAAAACTGACAATTCCGCAAATGTAGCAATATGTGTTCCTGTGCGTGATAATGTTACAGCGGTATTTGCGTACAGTCTTGCTATGCTTCAAAAAAAGTGTGGCGAGACTGGACTAAAAACTTCATTACATTTTAATGTAGGTAGTGAAGTAGCAATGCAAAGACAGCAATTAGTAACTGAAGCACTAGAAACAGATTGTACGCATATAATGTGGATTGATGCAGACATGCAGTTTCCAATAGATACGCTAAATATACTATTAGCAGCCGATAAAGATATTATCGCTGGAAACTACTCAACAAGAGTACCGCCACATAGACCTGTTGCATTTAAAAGTAAACTTAACATGGATGACAGAGTATTATCTGGAAGCGGTATAGAAAAAGTTTGGGCAGTAGGAAGTGGAATGATGTTAGTTAAACGAGAAATATACGAGAATATTTCTCTACCTCATTATAAGATTGAGTATAACGAAAACTATACTAGTCTAGTAGGAGAAGATATATACTTTTGTAACCTTGTAAACGAAAATGGTTATGAAGTACATATTAGTCACGAGTTAAGTGACAGAATTGCACATATAGGAACACGTGCATTTACAGTTAAAGGCGATTGCAATGATTAATTTAATTAATAACAAAAATAAAGAGTTCCAAGGTCAAAGTGTTGTAACTCCTTGGGACAGACTAAAAAGATTTATGTTTGAATCTTATCCAGTAATTAAAACAGAAGTAAAAATTACTGACGAAGACACTTTACTTAAAACAGCATATGAGTATAAAGACAAAGCTGATATGGTTTGGGTAGTTTTTGATGAAACTGAAATTAATTCTAAATTCCCTTGGCATTATAGACCTTCGGATCCTTTAGCTAAATCTGTAATACATACTTTTCCTAGAGTAATTAAAAGAACAAATAGACCTGTAAGTTGGGGAGATATTCATCTAGTTCCTACTAATGGAGTAGCTCACACTACAGTACAAAATAAAATTGTTTCAAGTTATCATGTAGCAGAATTTGATATCTTTATGATTAGTTTTCATGAAGCTGAAGCAGACGAGAATTTTCAAAAATTAAGAAATAGATTTAAAGATGCACAACACGTTAAAAATGTTGAAGGTATTGGAAATGCACATAGAAAATGTGCAGAGCTATCAAAATCAGAAATGGTATACATTGTTGATGCAGATGCAGATGTTATGTCTCATTTTAGTTTTGACTTTATACCTCCAATGAGTAAACGTAAAAATACAACATATGTATGGAGTGCTAAAAATCCTATTAATGACTTAGAATATGGTTATGGCGGAGTAAAACTATTTCCTAGAGAACAACTACTTGAACTAGGACATGTATTACCTGATTTTACAACAGGTGTTAGTTTTTATCAACCAATTAGTGATGTATCAAACATTACAAGATTTAATAAAGACCCATATAGAACGTGGCGTAGTGCATTCCGTGAATGTGTTAAATTATCAAGTGGAATACAACAATCAGAAAGTCCAAGAAAAGATACAGTAGATAGACTTGAAGCATGGTGTACACTAGACAATGGTGCTCGTTTTGGACGCTACTGTATTAAAGGTGCATTAGAAGGAAAAGCATATGGTGAAGAACATGCAAATGATGTGGATGCACTTAATAAAATTAATGATTACGAATGGCTACGTGAAGCATTTGTTGCTAGTATGAAGAAGAAAGTGACGGAATGATAAATGTTAAAATGGTTCAAGGAATCAGTATATCATCTTAAAGTAGAAACAGGATGGGGTTACTGGTATCATTTATGGCATAGCTTAAAAAATAGCTGGGCTCTTATTGTAATTGCAACTAAAAGCACAGTACATGGTTTGTTACCGTTTATATGGAAAGCAGATGCTCCTAAAGGAGTAATTAAAATGTATCACCAAATTATGCGTATTCAGCATATTAAAGATATGGACGAATTAAGGAAGAAACCAAAAAATGAAAGATATAAACCTACTACCCCTTCTAAATAGTTATGGAGATATATTTGAATTAGATTATAAATTTGATTCAGAAAAAACTATCAACGAATTAAAACAATTAGAATGGGAAAAAGGACCTAATGGAAAACTTGGAGTAAATCTAACAGGACCATTGGGTAACTTAGACTTAGACCATAAAGGCAAACACGCTGAATATCAAGGCTTTAACACTAATACTGAAAAATGTCCAAGTATTATGGATTTTTTTAGTAAATGGGAAAACTTAGCAAGATGTAGAGCAGCACATATGAACGCAGGTACATTTTTTAGTATGCATAGAGATGCGTTTAGATTAAACCCACAAATTAGAATTTTTATTCCATTAAATAAAACAGATGTAAGCCAATGGAATTTTATATATGAAGATAAACGTGTAGGTTTCAAACCAGGAGTTCCATATATATTAAATACAAGAAAACAACATGGTAGTTTTGCCATGGCAGATGATATCTATCATATATTAATGAGTGTATTTTTAACTGAAAATAATTTAAAAACAATTATTAGTATGTTACCAAATTGTAAGGAACATTAAATGAAAGAAAAAACAGATAAAAATTATTATAGTGGAGAGAAGATTGATGATCTTGTTGATGCAGTAAAAAAAGCTGATCATAAACATCAAGAAGGTGCAACACATAAAGATGAAGCATATCAAGATGTAATGTATAGTAACGAACAAATGGAACAGCATAAGTCAATGGATAATATTTTTAAAGTTGATGGAGTTCCAAGTAGATGGGAACATAATAAATTACGTTCTAATTGGCATTTTGATCCGTTTGCAGATCCACAAGAAAAAACATTTCAAGTTCCTTGTAGATTTGTAGGAGACTTTGGACCAGCGGTAAAATATGCAGTAGATCATTCAAGAGAAATGACTATAGGAAATTATAGAAATCGTAATTTAAGTAAACAAGATAAAGATTTACATGATGGAGAAATACAAGATATTATTACTGCTACTGGCAAAGATGATTTAAGTAGTATGTATCATGATGTCATTGTTAGAAGTAGATTTGATAAAGAAGGTAATTACCAAACACAAAGAAACGATGCAGAAGAATATAAAATATTGTTTAGATGTATTGATGCACTTGGAGTAGAAGTACATCAGTCTAGAATGCATATTCAAAAGTTAGGACAAGTTACTCCTATACATGTTGATCAACAAATGAGATATGCAAGACCAGGCTGGCGTAAAGTATGGACAGATGCAGGCGCTGATAAAAATCCTTTAATGTTAAGAAGATTTTTAGTTATGTTACAAGATTGGGAGCATGGGCATGTTTGGCAATTTGGAAATACATATTACCAAGGATACAAAGCAGGCGAAGCAGTAACATATGATTGGTGTAATATGCCGCATGGAACAGCTAACTTTGGATTTACTCCAAGAGTAACATTTCAATTTACCGGGTTTATTAATGATAAAGTACAAGAAATGATAGATAATCCAGATCCTAATAGAGTGATTGAAGTATGATAAAAGATGATTTTCCTGAAGTAGACCCAAAGTTTTTTTATACACACAAAGAAAGAACAGTAAAAGAACCTAGGGAACCAAATACAACAGTGAAGTATTACGGACGACATGATGTTGGAAACAAGTGTAAATTAGGAGAAAATGGTTTAGATCATTTTACGTTTAATGTAGTACAACAACAAGATTGGAATAGTCCAGAACTTGATTTTGATTACAAATGGAACAAATATGGTTTCAGAGGTCCAGACGATTTAACAGACATTGATATAATATTTGCAGGTGGTAGTTTGCTTTTAGGAACGGGTGTTCCATACGAAAGTTCGTTACCTTATATACTTTCTGAAAAACTTAAATTAAATCATTTTAACATAAGCGATTTTGATACATTAACCGATATGGCAGATAGTTTGTTTAAGTTTAATCAATTAAATCCAAAATATGTTATACTTACTGACTTGTGGGGCATAAACGATACAAACTGGCTTATGAGGTTTTGGCTAAGAAAAGAAAAAGATGAAAAAGTACGAACAATGGTTAGAGATACTTTTAAACAAAGTAATGGCAAAATATTTAAAATGTTTGAACTTGCATTAAAGCAAACATTTCCAAACGCACAATATTATATTATTGAGCCAAACGAAAGAAGAAAACATTGGTTTTATAATTATCAACCAATACATATTAAATCAATACAATACAGTAAAGAAGAAATGTTAGATCTAGGAAGAGATCAAACTCACCCAGGACCTAAAACACACGAATATCTAGCAAATAAAGTAATAACAGAGATCAATAAATATAGCTAAGGAATATATTATGGAATATCAAGGCGAAGATTTAATTATAGTTACAGGAGCTCCAGGTTCTAGGTGGAGTGGAGTAATTCGTATGCTTACTCTTATGTATAAAGAAATTAATATGAGTGATAATACAAATGATTATGTTTACAGAAAAAAAGTAGATGGCCAAACAGTTGGCTGGCACAGAGGTGCATATTGGGGACCAAATAATTCAGCAGGTCACAAGTTTGATGTATTAAATACATTAACTAAAGAAGAAATAATAAAAGAATTTAAAGCACCTTTTTCTGATTGGCATACAGGAACAAAGATTATTAAAAGCCATTGGTTTGCATATCACTTACCACAACTAAGACAAATGTTTCCTAAAGCTACAATGTGGGCATTTTATGATACTAACGAAGAATGCTATAATTGGTGGCATCATGTAGGCGGATGGGATATATATTATCCTGACTATAGTTGGTACGAATATGATTCAAAAATGAAAGAACAAATTGCAATTGAAAATCATAATATTGAAACTACGTTTGAATTAAAAAGATATGAAAAATGGAAAGATGCTGTTAGTGCATTAGGATTTTCACACGATATAAGAACTATACACGAAATAATGGAAGTTGATCCAGAGTTTGGTGAGTTACATCAATATGATACAGAAGAAGTATTCCATCAATTATTAAATAGAATGTTTGCTAGGAAAAAAATGGGTATTATTAAGCCAGCTTACTAGTATGTTGTTCGTATACAGTTTTAATCTTTTTTACAAATTGTTTTGAGTTACACTGAATCTTTGCACCAGGATGCAATGGACGCGGCCAGTTTCCTATTTTAATCCAACAATATCCATCACTTTCGTTATTCAATATAGGAATAAATTCTTCTTCAACAGTTACTACAAAACTATGATATATAAATTTTTTATTAGGACTAGTAAATTTATTAACTGGAATAACTTTTTTAATATCAGGAACTAATCCAAGTTCTTCTTCTATTTCACGCATTAGTGCTTCAGTAGGTCTTTCATCTTTTTCAGCCTTGCCTCCAAAGAACCCCCATGTTCGTGGGTGATTAACTTCTCCACTTCTTTGTTGAAGCATTATTCTACCTGTGTCTGTGCTTAAAAAAAGGCACCCGCTTGCTACTATCATTTTAGTTTTGTTATCCAATGTGTGACATCATCGCATGGATCGTCACAGTGTTTAGAGATAGATTCTCCAGAAACCTGCATTATATACTCCTTCATAACTGTTAACCCATTCGCTGCCGCTCCATTCTAATTGATCGTTGCTAGCAGTATTCGTTACATATTGAGTGGAAGAAGTTGTTGAACTATCAAAACTTACATTCCATACAGATCCGTTATATTCTACAATATCATATTTTTTAGCAGTACTATTTGTCCATACTGCATTCAACGGTACATCGTTAATTAATATATACCTTTGACCTAATACAGGGCCGGGTACTGTACCATCTCCAGGATAATTAATAGCTGGATCTAATATAGCATCTACGGCTTGCAATGTATTAGTAGGCAATGTTGAAGTATCTATATCAACTAATAATTTATTTGGATCATTTGGGTGTATATCTAATCTGCCAATAATATCATCTGTAATATCAGTAACATCATTGCCCTTACGAAGTCTTAACTGACTTATACCAGGACGTAGTTCTCCAAAAGGTTTAAGTTCTTCTGGCCACTCTAGTAATAATCCATCATCATTAAGTTTTTGCCCGTTTGCGTTTAGTATTTGTAGATTACCATCTTCATATTTTACTTTTCTATTTTCGTACGTTACAATTGTATATTGTAATGTTTGTGTATCAAATGCTTGTTGTTCTTTAAATAAGTCTAAGTTAGCATCATCTAAATTATATAATTCATTAATAATAGTATGAATTAATTTTTGTTGTTTTACTTTTGCTGGAGGATTAATATAAATTGGTATATTAAAAGTTAAAGTAGCAACATCAATAATATCGTCTATACTTGATCCTACGCTTCTAGTACTCCATGTTGTATTAGTTAGTTCCACATGACTTAACGCAGTCCAATCAATTGGACTATTGTTAGTTCTAATATCTAATGTAGGATTAAATAATACTAATATTTGTTCCATTAACTGTAATTTTTGATCAGTGTTTGATGTCCATATATCACAATTCATTTGTAACATGTAAGGAACTGGTGCATGTCTTTCTACTGTATATCCAGGTCCTCTTTCATTAGTATATTCGCCAGTAGCATCGTCATATTTCTTTTCAAATACTTGTACTTTATCAACGTGATCTTGATATGTACGTCTTTCAGCAAACATATCTAATGATGTTACATAACAACTAATAAATGGAACAGTATTAATAATATTCTCACTATTTTCTCTTGTTATGTGTGCTGCCATACGATTAATGTCACCATAACGTACAGGCACTTGTTGAAACACAGATAAGTCTTGATCGTTCTTACCCATTTCAACACTGAATCCACTAAACAGTCTAATAAACTGTTGAATATATCTTCTAATTTGTTTATCGTAAAAGTATTGTTGTGCCATTATTCAAAATCACTCTTTGGTTTAATAACTTGACTAAGTGCCTGTCTTTCTGGCATTTCTTTATTGTCAATAATTGTTGTAGCATTGTTATTAATAAAGCTACTTGCATTATAAGTTCTATCGCTCCAAGTTTGGTCAGTAACATTATCATATAATCTATGCCATTTACTACCTCTTCTAACGAATAATCTATTAGGTGTAAAATCTGTTCTTATAAAATATTCACCTTCATTTGGACTAACTGGAAATTGATCTCCTTGTGCTAATACTTCACCGTGTTCATATTCTTTTTTAGTATCTTCCACTCCAAATAAATGTTCAGCTAATGGAAGTCCTATTGGATCAGCAGCTTCAGCACTTTTTACAATAGCATTACTAATATTAAGTTCTGTTTTATATGCACTAATATCATTTTTAAGACTATCTGGGTCGTTAGCAGTACCAAGTATATCTGCGTATTCTTGTGTATCTGTTAGTGGTGCTACTTTAACACGCCAAATGTGTGGATACCAAGTCTGTGAAAAACCTTCACTTCCTCTAGCGGCATCTTGTACAACATAAAATTTGTTAATAGCATCTCTGTCATTAGTAAGCAATAATTCATCACGTAAATGAGGTAATTCAATTACATCACCGGGCATAAGTCTACGTCCCATACGTTCTACCATATCATTAATATGGAAACTAATGAATAATGTATCATTTGTTAAAAATAATCCAAATTGTGTTAAGTCGAAGTCATTGTCACTAACATTATATACACCACGTAGTTCAAATACATCAGGATCGTATTTACGATCTCTATTTTCCATAAACAGTAAATCTTGTATATTAGTTTCGTCAATTAATCCTTCCGGGTTAATTTCTTCACCTGTTGTGTTATCAATTTCTCTCCCACTGCCATAGTTAGGTTCGCTAGGATCAACACTATCTTTTTTAGGGTCAGGTCCTAGGTATTTGTGTACATGTATTCCGGTTCCTCCTATATCAAATTGTTCACGAATAGCTCTATCCATAAACGTATAGTCGTTACCTTTAAATGGTTTATATAAACTTAATCTTGGCATGCAGGTTTCCTTGTTATATTGTATTTATGCAAAATCAGACTTCCGGTTGCTAAGATAAATAGATATGTATGTAGTTAATTCTACATTTTATATAAGGAAAAGAAAATGTTTAGATTTTTCACACAAAAACAATGGGCATTATGGTCTTGGTTGGGTTCAGCCATTATTTTAAGCTCGTTATGGATACAAGTTCAAATTGACGTTAAAATTAACGAATGGTTTGGGCAGTTTTACGATATGATTCAAAAAGCACTTGGAACACCAAATGCTATTACTATTGGTGAGTATTGGAGTAGCCTAGGAACTTTTATATACTTAGCGGCAATATATGTTGCTATTGCAGTATTAGTAAGTTACTTTACTGCACACTACTTATTTCGTTGGAGAACAGCAATGGTTGAATGGTATCATAGTGTATACGATAAAGCAAGAACCATCGAAGGTGCTGCTCAACGTGTACAAGAAGATACAATTAAGTTTAGTAGAATCATGGAAGGACTAGGTACAAGTTTTATTGAAAGTCTTATGGTCCTTGTGCAATTTATTCCTATTTTATTAGGATTGTCAGTTGGTATTCCTATCTTCTTTTTTGGAGATTGGCAATATGGACTTGTAACTGGTGCTCTAGTTTGGAGCATTGGAGGAACAATTTTTTTAATTGCGTTAGGTTGGCTACTACGATTAGTTGGTGTAGAATATGATTTACAAAAAAAAGAAGCAGCATATAGAAAAATACTTGTTATAGCTGAGGATGATGAAACAATACGTCCAAAAACTATTAATGAATTATTTGTAGATGTTCGCTCTATACACTTTACAAGTTATTTACGTTACTTGTATTTTAACGTAGGGCGTATTGCATACTTACAAGCAAACGTACTTTCTGCTTATGTGTTTTTAGCACCAGCCATTGTTGCAGGTGTTGTAACACTTGGTGTTATGCAACAGATCATAAGAGCTTTTGGAAGAGTTGAAGGTAGTATGCAATACTTATTAAAAGCATGGCCTACAATTATCGAACTAGCAAGTGTATATAAACGTTTGCGAGAGTTTGAAAGACAGATAGCTGAATAAATACAGTTATGGTAATTATGTTAACATTTATGTTATGGGCAACAATTATTTTTGTTGTCTATAACAAAATTGGGTTCAAAGAAATACATAAATCTTATTGTTTATGGTTTGACAAAGGATACTGGCAAAAAAGGTATAATGTAGTTGAAGCAGCAGCATGGCTTGCTAAATTGCTTGTAATACTTCCTGCTATATTTTTTGGAAAAGAAATTATTTGGGCCCATTATATAACATTATGTACTTCAGCGTTATTAATTTGGGTAAGCGAACAAAAGCTATTACCTACGTTAGTAGCATTCAACAGTTTATGGATAGGCATTAGCTCTTTTATAATTATAAGGTATTACTTCGGATGAAAATATGTATTATCGGCGGCGGAACTGCCGGTTGGTGGTGTGCAGGGTATATGGAAAAATTTTTACCAGATGCTGACATAACATTAATTGAAAGCGACGAAATTCCTACAATAGGAGTAGGCGAAGGTACACTTCCACAAATTGGTGTATTCTTTGAAGAACTAGGAATTCCAGAAAAAGAATGGATGAATGGATGTAATGCTGTTCACAAATATGGAAATATAAAATACGAATGGGATGCATTAGGAGCAGATCCATACTTAATGACTTTTTGGCAAAATGAACCTAAGACATTATTTGATAACTGGTATAAAGAATTTAAGCAAGGTAAAAAAGTTAGAGATGACATAAATCCAGACTTGTATGATAAAGAAGGATGGCGAGCGGTAGCTTATCATTTAGATGCTAACCTTGCAGGACATGTTGTACGAGATCATTGCAAACGTGTTAATCATGTTATTGATACATTAGAAGAACTTCCGCCAGGATATGATTTATATGTAGATGCTACAGGATTTCGTAGACAGTTTGTTAAAGATAAGACAGAAGAAACATTTAGCGAGCATCACAAAGTCAATCGTTCTTGGGTTAGACCATTAGAACTAGAAGATGAAATTACACCATACACTAGAACAATGGCTAGACCTGATGGTTGGCAATTTATGGTAGACTTACAACATAGAACAGGAACTGGTTATGTTTTTAGTACTGATTTTGTAAGCGAAGAAGAAGCATTAGAAAAGTTTAAAGGATGGACAGCACACAGAACTCCCTTTAAAGGTATAGAACCACGACTACTAAAATGGAAACCTGGAGTATTAAAAAATCCTTGGGTAGATAATGTAGTGTCAATTGGTCTTGGACAAGGATTTGTTGATCCATTAGAAGCAAATGGATTGTTTTTAGTACAATACAGTATTACATTATTAGTAAGATGTATACTAAAAGGTTCATCTCCAAAAGCATACAATAAAGCAATAATGAAAGTACAAAAAGATAACTCGGATTATATATTACACCATTATATGTTAAGCAATCGTACAGATACAGAGTTCTGGAAATACTATAGTAAGTTTAATGCAAGTAAAACTCTATGGGAAAGCTATACAAAAAATTCAAACAAATATACAAGTTTGTATCCAGACGCAATATGGGCATCTTTAGGCTTATATTTTAACGATTTTAAACACTATCCAGAATAAAAAAAATAAAAAAATTATAACCCTTTGAAATATAAGGGTTTTTTTATGGCAAAAAAACTTGACAACCAAGACTTCTTATCGTATACTATATGTATAGTTAATAAAAAAGGAGTCAGTAATGCAAACTTATAAATTATTTCAAATTCATCTTACAGATGCAGAAGTTGATCTTATTAATGAAAAAGGTCACGACGCAGTTCATAAACAGTCTTTAAAATTAGATATGAACTTTAATAAAAGTGATACAGGCAAAGTAGCCGCTGATGCATTTAATCGTGGGTATTATACACACGTTAGTAACATTACTGCTGATGGTCTAGAAGGTGTGTTTCACACAGGCAACATGGGTCCAGAAGAAAACATTGAGAGATTAGCTCCAATGTATTCATGTTCAGTAGGCGACATTGTTGAAGATGCCGAAGGAATTAAACACGTAGTAGCGTCATTTGGATTTAAAAAGGTTGACGCAGTAAATTAACCGTAGTACACTTGTAACAAATCGTAAAGGAGTACTCAAGATGATGGAATATCTAGAATTTATAGAAGAATTAGAGAAATTACCTCAAACTCCGCAAATTAAGTCACTTATTGATAAGTACCAAAATAAAGCTGATACAATAGATCAGCAAATGTTTGAAGATTACCACGGAGAAAAGTAATGGCATTACCAAAAGCCACTAAAAGAAAAAAGCCACGAGCTTCAGTTTATCGCACACCTAAGTCTAAACTTAAAGAACCTACTTGGGATGATTGGGAAACGTTATCAGGCGAAGAATATCATCGCAAGTCATCAGCTACTAATGCATGGTATTACGAACACTATAAAACTAGTGAGTTACAAGATCATGTATGGCCTTGGATGTTAGCTAATGGATACGATAAACAAGATGTTCGTAAAGCAAAAGCAGGTTCTATACATTTATCAGCAGTTGTAGGATATAATTGTAGACAACTTACTTTAGGTAAACCAGATTATAATAAAAAAGAAGATGAATATTGGGAAAGTCTTCCTGGTACAATGGGTAATATGAAACCTACTTCTGAATTTATTAATAAACAAGTTAAAAAAGCAATAGAAGAAGGTGCAGAAAAAGTTGAAGAAGCAGAACGACTAGCTGAAGAAGAAGCTCGAAAAGCAAATGTTAAAAAACCTACTATTCAAGAACTTCTTCACAAAGCCGCAATGAATATGACAGACGAGGTAGAACAGTTTTTAGACGATTGGGTTATGTCCGGTTATGATACAAAGTTTGTTAAAGATTTTTCACCCACTGCTATGTTTCGACGAGCAGGAGTAAAACAAGCACATGCACGTATCATACGTAAAGGATACATCCATGGGCTAGAAGAATATACAGAACTTAATACTAAAGTTCCTAAAGATAAAATTGACGACTGGCGTGAACAACTAGAAGAAGGATATAATCATTTAGATTCTTCGCAAAAAAAAGCACTATTAGAAGTATATCGTAAAATAGTAGATGCATGCGATATTGTTGAAGCAGAAGGAAAAGCAAATCGTAAGCCACGTAAGACACGTACAAAGAGCCCAGAAGACATAGTTAAGAAGCTCAAATTTAAGCAAACAGACACCGATTATGGTTTAGCTAGCATCTTACCAGCAGATATCGTTTACGCCCGTATACTGGTGGTTTTTAACACTAAGAACCGCAAACTTGGAATATACTATGCTAAAAATGTAGACCCTATGGGACTAAAACGAGAAGGTAGTGGGCTAAATGTTAAAGGTACTACAATTATAGGATATGACGAAGATAAAAGTGTACAACGTACTATTCGTAAACCTAATGAATTTTTACCAGAAGTTAAAAAAGCTACAAGAGCTAAAACAGAAAAACTGTTTGATACACTAAAAACAACAGAAACTAAATTAAATGGTCGTATTAATGGCGAAACAATATTGATTGCGACATTTAATAAATGAGTTCATACGAACAGTTTAATAACTGGTATACAAATCATATAAATTGTGGAGGTAATATAGGAATAATAGATGCCTCCACTGTATTACCTATAGAAAAACAAGTTATAAATCATTTTACTGATATTGTAATTTATATTAGAAAAAATTGGAAAACTATAGAAGATAATCACGATTACTATATAAATGATTTTGAAAAGTTTATGCATACTTTTACAGGATCGCAATGTAGGTATTTGATTCAGTTTTTATGGATGGCAGATCAAGAAATACATTATAAACCAGTATCTTATGCAAGACATGGCTCCAATGATATTAATATTCACCCAGGAAAAAGTAGACTATATGCTAGATGGGCACAAAATAAATCAACCGATATGGTGTTTATTGATTATGCAATGCCTAAAACTGATATAAAATATAAACCATTTAACAATGTTGATGAGGCGTGGAACGGATTAACATATACTTCTCATACACCAGATATAATTAATACATGTAGTTTTAAAGATACAGTTTCTTTAAATGATTTAATTGATGTAACATATCAATCTGATATGCACTATTATAGAACCACAAATTTTGAACAAATATTGTTTATAGAAGATATAAAAGATGATTGCTATAAAGAATGGCAAAAATCTAGTAAAAAATACCTGACTGAATGCTTGAACAATCCTATTAGATATGGTAGTCGTGTGCTAAATATCTAAGTTACTATGATAAATACATAGTAGGAGAAACTAAATGAGTGCATCAAACAAACTTCAAAAAGAGATAGAACTTCGCTTAGGTGGCGGAATGATCGATGTTGAGCTAGATCCTGAACATTATGAACTAGCTATTAATAAAAGTTTATCAAAGTATCGTCAACGTGCAGAAAACGCAGTTGAGGAGAGCTTTATTATACTAGAAATGATAAAAGATCAAAGCGAGTACACATTACCCGAAGAAGTAATGGAGGTACGTGATATCTATCGTAGAACTACTGGAGTTAGCAGTGGAACAGGAAACGATATTGAACCTTTCCAAGCGGCATATATTAATACCTATTTATTAGGTAGTAGTCGTAATGGTGGTTTAGCGTCATTTGATTTCTTACAACAAAACAGAGAAACAATGGGTAGACTATTTGGTGCAGAACTATTGTTTACTTGGCGTCCACAAGACAAAAAATTAATTTTACAACGTAAGATTAAAGCAGATGATAATGCAGTATTACATTGTTACAATTATAGACCAACGGAAAGTTTATTAGAAGATACATATGCAGGTCCTTGGTTAAAAGACTATGCGTTTGCACATGCAAAATTAATACTATCTGAAGCACGTGGTAAATTTACACAGATTGCAGGGCCACAAGGCGGTACTACAATGAATGCTGACCAGTTAAGAACAGATGCACAGGCTGAAATTGATAAACTTGAAACTGAACTAACATTATACAACGATGGTAGTACAGGTTTAGGTTTTGTAATAGGATAATTAAAT